GTCCGGCAGCGCCTGCAATTCGCGCAGCATGACCTGCGTCTCGGTCGGCAGCGGGGCAATCGGCGTGCGCGGGCCGACGCGGGTGCGCCCCTCCATCAGATCGAGCACCCAGCGGCGGAAAGCTTTCACCTGCGGCGTCTTCGCGAAGAGGGCCAGAAGCCGAGCTCCACGCAACGAGAAGAGCCGAAGCTGCTGCTCGCCGCCAAGCGTCGGCACAGTCACCAGCCGGGTTTCCTCGGTGGTGAATTCCTCCTCGTTGCGCTCGAAAATGATCCTTACCGCACGGGTGCTTCCAAGCCCCAAGGGAGGAACGAGTTGTTCCACCCTTAGCCACTTCTGGCCCTCGATTTCGAAGGCTTCCAAGGCATGCTGCGCATAGTGCAGCGTGGTGATCTGATACGTCATGATACGCTCCGTAGGTTGGGAATGAGGATCTCTCATTCCGGGTGCTAGAAAGTTGCCTACGGACAACCGCGCACGTCTTTGGGCTGGTCTCGCGACCTACCTTCGGACATTCACGTGCGCCACCCGGAATTGGGAGATGGTCCCCCTCACGGAGGCCTGCGCCGTAGGACAACTGCAAAAGGGCGGTTTCTAGGTCGCCGTTTCTGCAATTCCCAAGCTGCATCAGCTCCCGCGTCGGGGTCAAGTAATTCATTGGCCGGTCGCCCTCGCGCGCTTGAGGTTTTCGCGCCAGCCCTTGAGACCTTCGATCACCTGGTCGCACTGCTTGTCGGTGAGAAATTGCGGCGCGGAGACGCCGTCCGGCGTAGCGGCCGAGCGCGTCTGCTTGGCGACGAAGCCGCGCAGCGCCGCATCGTCCGGCGCGTCGAGGAATGGCGTGATTTCGCGCCAGATCGCCCAGACCAGCCGCACCTTGGCGCTGCGGCTGGCAGGCCGGCGGTCGCGGCCCGGAGCTGGCTTGAACCCCAACCGCTTGAACTCGGCCACGACGGCGGTGAGCATCTCCAAGTTGCACAGCGTGCAGCTATTCTGATTGGCGATGCGCACCAGGATCGAGCGATAGGTGCCGTCATCCAGCGCCAGCGCCTTGCGGGCCATCTGGATGGTGGCGATCAGCCGGCGACGTTCGTCCTGCGCCCGGTCGACATCGGCCTTGGTGGCGGCATCCATGTTCAGGCCACCTCGTCGAGCTGGGCGCTGAAGGGCTCGATGACGAATTCCTCGACCTGCTTGATCGTGATCCCGGCGATGCCGGCGACGCCCTTCGGATCGGCCAGGATCGCCTCTTTGTTCACCTCTTCCTTGGCGCGGATGAACTGGACGAGCTGCTTATTGCGCAGCAGCTGGAGCACGGCCTCGGTGCCCTTGATCGACACGCTCGGCGGCGTGACGCGCCATTTCACTTCACCGGTCGGGAGCTGGACCGTCTTGGTCTTCCCCCCCTGGGTGAGGTCCATCCGATGCGCCTCGCACCACGCCTGCACACCAGCGCTCAGCGCGGTGATGCGCTCGCCATGCGGCTGCGCATCCATCTCGTATTGCGCCTTGATCGCCGCCATTTCGTCGTTCATCGCCGTCTCGATCCGGGTGCGCTCGCGCACCAACTCGCCGATCTTGGCGACCGCATCGATCACCTCGTCCCGGCTCTGCATCACGCCGACCGCAGCCTGCGTTTTCACCTTCTTCGGCTTGGCCATCTACTCGGCCTCCTCTTCACGAAGGCAGTAGAGGTTCAGTTCCAGCACCGAGATGATGGTGTCCAACGGCACCTTCTTGTCGCGATACTCCTGGATCAGATCGGCCAGCTTGTCTTCGAACTCGCTATCCATCATGCGCTCCTCTTGAACTTCGCCGGGTCGAACGGACGCGGCTTGTCTCGGTCATTGGAAATCGGCTGGAAGTTCTGGCTGGCCCGCCAGACTGCCTCGGCGTGCCAAGCGCATTCCGGGCAGGCGTCCAGCGTCTCGCCCGCACCCACGAAGCCGGCGTCGTTACAGCGGCGGCAAAGCGGGATGCGGGCAGGGATCATCAGTTCCCGCCCTGGAAATTGCGCAGCAACAGATCGCCGCGCAGGTTGTCGGACTTCAGCATTTTCTGAATGCCGGGCGGTATGAGCGACCAACCGGCCGAGACCTGCGCCTCGATCACCTGGCCAATCATCTGGTCGATCTCGCCCTCGTCGAGCAGGAAGGCGACCAGGTCTCCGACATGCCCACCCTTGGCGAGGAACGCGGCGCGGATCGCCTCGATATGAGGAGATGCGCTCACAGGCTGCCTCCCATCTCAACGCGGCGCGTCTCGTGCGCGGCTTTGATGTGGCTGGCGGAGAGTTCCTCCTCGCCCATCTCGTGGGCGATCATGCGGGCCGAGCGCAGCACGAACTTCATCTCGCGCAGCGCGCCCGGCTCGGATGCGACCGCCTTGAGCAGCTTGCGCGCGTCCTCGACCAGGATGCCCTCGGCATCGAGCACCGCGTTCACGTCCGTCGCGAGCGGCTTGTCACGCACCATGTGCGCGCCGAACCGGCTGGTCAGCTGGGCGTATTGTCCGCGCCGGCCGCCGCCGAGCATCCGGCGACGCACGTCGACATGGCCGACCAAAGCGAGGCCAACCTGCACATCCGGGTTGTCATGGAACGCCCGCAGCTCGTCGATGGCGTCCATCGTCAGATGCTGCGCTTCGTCGACCACGATCAGGCCGTTGCGCCCCCGCATCTGCGCGCCGATCATCCGGCCGCGCCGGGCCGGAGCGCCCTCGTAGATGCCGAGCAGGTCGCACATGCAGTCGAGCACCGACGCCGCCCGGCTGGTGCTTTTGCTGGCGGTGATCAGCCAGACATTCGGGTTGCGATGGCGGTATTCGAGGATCGACATCGTCTTGCCGATGCCCGGCGCGCCGGTCAGCGTCACCATCGCCGGCTCGAACTGCGCGCGGGCGAGCAGCCCCATGAATGCCGATGCGCTCGGCGTCTCGACGAACGAGATCGGCTTCGGCACCGCGCTGCGCGTCTTGATCTTGCGCTCGCGCGACTTCAGCCACTGCCAGACCGCGCCGTCCTTGGTCGCCCGCTCGCCCTTATATGCTTTGTTCTCCCAGGCCTGAAACGTGCTGGTGCCCATGCCGCACGCCTTCGCGGCCCCGGCCTGGCTCAGGCTGTCCTCAACCCTGGCTTCCTTGGCCGCGAGGATGAGCTGCTCATAACAGGGCATCTCCTCGCTCGCCAAAACACTGTTGATTGTCTCACCCATTACTGTCTCCTTTGTGATTGCTCAGGCGCGGCTTAGTCGTCGCCACCCACGACGTAAGGGCGCAGATACCGGGCGTTTGCGCGGTCCATTGCCTTCTCGACTTCGGTCTGTTCAGCCAGCTCTGGCATCGGCGCGCGGCGCATGGTGTTGCCGAAGCGCACAGCCACGACGCGGTTCTCCGGCGGCTCCGGATCGGTCGGATGCGCCGGCAATTGCGCGGCGACATCGGCCAGCTTCATCTTCCGTTGCGCGTCGAGCGCGGCGCCGGTGGCCTTGACGAAGTGCTTGCGCGCCCGCGCGTGGTCGCGGGCTGCATCGGCGTCGAAGAAGCCGACCGGGGTGAGGCAAGGCACGTCGCCGAGATACGCGCCGTCCGGCCGATAAACGTGCAGCGGAAGTTGCAGATTGTCGGGGTCGAAGCGGATGGTGACGAGTTCGCCGCGCAGCTCGTGCAGCTCGTCGCTCCAGAAGCGGTTGCCTTCGAGGGTCAGCTCGCCGGTGATGCGGTCGACGCGCCGCGCTTCCGCCGCGAGCAGCCACAGACGGCGCTGTTCGGCGGATGCCTTCTTGATCTTGGCGTTCGGATAGCTCTCGGCGAAGACCTGGTCCAAGCTGCGCCCGGCGCAGATGCCGCCGGTGCGGCCGGAGCGCGCATTGTGCGCGGCGATCTCGCTCTGCAAGACGGAAAGGAAGGTATCGAACGGCACGGCCTTGGAGCCGTAATTCTCCGGCTTGGCGAGCGGCGTGTTGCCGGTATAGGCCCCGGCAAAGGCCGGGTGCTTGGCAATGTCGCCCGCGAAGTCCTTGAACATCCGCTCGATTGGCTTGGACTGCCCGTGGTAGGGCGTCGCCCAATGCACCTCGACGCCCATCTGCACCAGTAGGCCGGCCGGCTCGTCGTCGCGGACCTTGAAGCGGTAGCGGTTCGACACGCCGCCAGTGATCCATTTGCTGGCGAACTCACGCCCGTTGTCGAGCACGCAGCCGTTCGGGATGCCATAGCGCTCGACGAGATCGCCAAACGCCAGCCGCACCGCGCAGCGGTTCGGCGTCCGGCAGATGCGCCATGCCAGCATCTTGCCGGAATGGATGTCCTGGAACGCCACCATCTGCGGCCGGTCGATGACGCCATCCGGGAACCGGACGAACACGTCCCATTTGTGGAAGTCCGCATTGACCGCCTCAAGCGCATGCAGCGTGGAACGGTCGCGGCGCTGCGACGGATACATCCGGGCGAGCGCTTCCTTGCCCTCGCGGGCGAGCACCAGCATCGCCTGCGGCAGCGCCTCGACCCGACGCGCCACCGTCCGCTCGCACGGCACCGACCAGCCGTTCAACGGCTGCGGCGGATCGCTATGATCGAACAACCGGCGGTAGCAGGCGAGCAGCGTCGGCGCTTCCAGCCGCAGATAGTCGGTGATGAAGAAATCCCAGGCTGCGCTGTCGAACTCGGTGCGGTCGTTGGTGCGGCCGGCATGGCGTGGCGCGAGAAACGGCAGCCAATCGGTGCGCGGCACGCGATGCACCAAGGTCTCCCAATTATAGATCGAGGTGGCCGAGACGCGGCGCATCTGCGCCACCTGGCGCACGGCGGCGACCTTCGGCACGCCGGCATTGGTCAGCTCGCGAATGGTGTGCAGCACGTCCAGACGCTCGCGGGCGACCGCCTTTTTCTTCTCGGTCAGACGGTCGAACCACGCCCAGCGCTCGTGGCAGGCGCTTTCGTCAGGCGCGGCCGTGCCCTTGCGGTCTGAGGCGAGCGACAGGTCCATCGTCAGCTTCGCCTGCGCGGCCATTGGCAGCACGCAGAGATGAAATTCGATCCCGCCGCCCCGGCCCGCGCGATCCCGCCACCACACGCCCTTCTGGCCAGGCTCGGCCCAGGCTTCGCGTTTTGCCCGCGCGATGATGTTCTGTTTGGTGGCCGGCATTCCCGGCAGCCCCATCGAAGCCAACTCGGCAGCCGAGAACCATTCCTGGGCGAGGATTGTTCGGCGCATCAAAGCTCTCCCGCCGCTGGCAGTAGGGCTGCGATTTGATGCTTAAGGTCTTCGACCGCAGCCTCCAGGACATCGACCCTGGCCTGGGTCCGGGCGACCATGAATGGCAGAATGCACAGTCGATATTCGACCCCGCCGCCACGCCCTTTTCGCTTACGCCACCAGACGCCCTCCAATGCGGGATTGCCCCAGCATTCGCGGGCGGCGATGAGATGTATATTTCGCGGGGTTCCCGGCAATCCGGGCAGCGCCATTGCGGCAAGCTGTGACGCCGAGAACCATTCCTTGGAGATCGTGCGCTTCATTACAGAACCCCGTCCCGGCGCGCGTTGCGCTCGATCATGCTGCGCTGTTGCTTCAGCTCGTCCTCACGGGCGCGGATCGAGGCGAGATCGATCAGGGTGAGGTATTTCTGCGGAACGACCGCCCAGCCGAACATCTCGGCCAGCGTCTGCAACAGGCGCTGGTCGCCCGTTGCATGGATCAGCGCCAGGAAGCGCGGCAGGCTGATCACATGCTCTTCGCGGGCTTGCGAGGCGTAAGCGTCCAACATGTGCTTCGACACCGCCTCGCCGAGATAGGCGCTCATCCGCTCGCCGATCTCTTCGCGGCTGAGATCGCTGTCCTTCATCGCGGCGGAGACCGACCGCGCGATGCGTGCCTCGATCGTCACCGCGCGGACCTCATGCTCCGCGAACCGGGAGACGGCGGCGGGCGGTTTCCAGCCCAGCAGGTCAAGTTGGTTGGGGTGCTGGTGGGCGGGAGCCATGGTCAGACCATCTCCACCGGAGAAATCCAGGCGTCTCTTTTGGCGGCACTGGTAGCGGCGCTCCATGAAGCGGGAGCATTGCCCGCCCATGCGGTGGCCAAGCTGGCGACGGCATGGACAGACATTCTCGCCAGTGTCACCGACTGCCATCTTCGCGAGGCGCTGCCGCAGCGGAGAGGATGCTTGCTGCGCAAACGGCACGGCGCGCGTCTCCACCGGACCGGGCTGGAGATCATACGTACTCATGGCCACCCCTCCGCGTCAGAGCGGCAAGCTCGGTGGCGGCAGACTGGGCGCAATCATAGCCGACGCGCGCCACGCGCCCCTCCAGCCAGTCCGCCAGATTAGCGAGGTATGCCGCCACCTGCAGCATCCGCTGAGCACCGACCGGCGACAGCCTGATCGGCGTATGATCGACGGTCAGCCGATCCAGCGCCGCCGCCATCGCGGCCAGCCGCGCCGCATCTCTGCGCGACGATACCGCCAGCGCAGCAGAAAACTCGCGCAGCAATGCCACGTAGTCGCGGGCACTCGCAGCTAGCTCACCGGCCTGATAGATCACAGGTGCCGGGGCGAGATCACTCACCCACTCAGCCACCTCGCGCAGGGCATTCGCCTCTTCGGTGTATTGGTGCTCGGCCATCACGCAGCCTCCCGCGCGGCGCGGCGCGCCTCTTCGGCGATGATCTTGCGGAAGCGCTCGCGAGCGGAGACGTCGCTCTTCTTCCAGAGCTTCAGCAGCCGCTGCACGTCGAGGTCGACAGCGTCGATCTCCTCCTCGCGCCCCGGCTTCACGCCGCGCAACTGCTTGACAGCCTCGGCCACCGTCAGTTCGCGCCGCTCGCTCGCCGCCTCGGCGAGCAATGTCGCCACCGACAGCTGCTCGGCGCTCGGCAGACGCCCCAGCGCATCGAGCGCCGCGCCATTGCGTGCGTAAGGGGTATGCTCGATCAGCCTCTGGACCTCGGTCGAAAGGTGCTTCACCCGCTCCACCGAGCGCTGGATCGTGCGCTGAGACAAACCCAGCCGCTCGGCGGTCGCCTCGGTGAAGCTCTTCAGAGCGGCGACAAATCTGTCGTCGTTGACGCCCCGTTTCTTCTTTTCTTTTTCCGGCAATGCGTTGGCTTCGTCATACAGCTCTGAAAGACGCCCCAAAAACCTGTCGCGCGCCAAAACTGTCAGGTCGGCGCGCATCAGATTTTCATGCACCTCGGCCATATCGGCCTGCCAGTCGTCGAAATCGCGCACGATGGCGGCGATCTCTTTCATGCCCACCAGTTCCGCGCCGCGCAGACGATGCGCGCCGGCAATCAACCGATACGGCTGGCCCGGCTTGATCGGCGCGCGGACGGCGATCGGCGCTTCCTGGCCATATTGCAGCATCGATGTGCCGATCAGCAGCGCCTGCTCGTCGTCAACCGGGCGCAGGCGATTGGACGCGTCGATCTGGTCGACGCTCAGCATCACGATTTCCATTTAAGCCGCCCGCGCGTTTTGACTGGCGGCAACCGGCAAGGGAGCCATAATCGGCGCATCGTCACGGCGGGGCTTCGGGGTGCCGTCAACATTCCAGCGGCGCGGCCACAGCTCGTGCAGCGGCACATCGAGAGCCTCGGCAATCTGCCGCTCGGCCGGGACGGAATAGTCGGGACGCCGCAGCGTCTCGGCGATGTAACGCTCGTTCTTGCCCAGGCTCCGTGCGAGGTTGGACAAGCTGCCATAGCGACGCCGAAGAGCCGCTTTGATGCCCTCGACGTCCCAAGCGTGAGTTGCGGGAGTGCGTGCCATGATGTTTTCGCCTATGCTCCGTGAACGTGTGTTCCCGTGTCGATTCCAACGCGGGCTTCTACACGAAGAATACACGTTTGTCGCTTTGCTGCAAGTTCGTTTGTGGCCGTGACAGTTCAAAAACGCCCGAAAATAGGCTTTAATTGTGTAGGTTGTTGATATGTCGTCTGAATATGGGAATGACAGTTCCGTTGAAGCGACAAACGTCGCCATGACAGAAGAGGCGGCAAATCGTCATGTTGCCGCCCGCCTCAAGCAGGCTGTGCGTAAATCCGGTGGCAACCAAGTTGTAGCGACCAAAGCCGGCATAGCCGTCAGCACGCTGAACAATTATCTTGCCGGCAGAGACATGAAGCTGAGCTTCATGGTCGCGCTTGCCAAAGTGTGCGATGTGAATATCGCGTGGCTTGCGACTGGCGAAGGACCAATGTCTGGACCAGCACCAAGCGCTGCTATGCCGCCCGAAAATCAGCAGATTTCCGCCATTTCTGAGCGGCATGATTTCGCGACGCCCCCGCCATTGACCACCTTCGGCAGCCTCGACGTGGAGCGGATCGGCAAAGCTGTTGAGGCCGCAATCGCGTTGGTGTCGCGGGCAGACCGGCCACCGACCGCCGCCAAGCTGGGCCAGCTCGTCCTGCTGCTCTATGATAATTTCGAGTTCAAGTAGGCAGTCGGTCACTTTTTATGTTACCTGCGCTTCCCCTCGACTCATTCTAGAAATGGCATAACAATTCCCCACGCATTGCAGACCGCAATGCGCTGTGACTGATATGAAGGTGGGGACTAGATGTCTATGGACTTGATCGCGTCAATATTGTCTGAGATTTATGCAGGGCATGACAAACGAACAACAGATATCCGTGATATGAATGGCGTCGTAAATATTACTATCAACCATCTGACGCTCAAGGTTGAGCGGTTAAATGCGCAGAAGCCTCGCGAGGAGGTGCAAACCCGATGAATGCCGCGAGCGCCTTTAAGGCAGTCTTAAGCAACGCTAAGCGATCGCCATTCGCGAGCGCTGGATTTCTAAAATCATGTGGCGAAATCGCCCCGGATGCTCAAATTTCCAAAATCCAAGCTCCGCGCCGAAATCGCCCATAACCCGCAGAAATCCCGGCTAATCCAACTCAATCCAGGAGCGTCCCGGATTTCCAGGATCTTATGTCGGGGCTCAACGATGACCGA